ATGTTGGGGCTTGGTGCAATGCGTAGCTACGAGAAGGTCAATAAGGTAGCGCGAGAAAAGTAATGCGAGTGACGAGTAGCGAGGGTGTTGCCCTCATCAAGAAGTTCGAGGGCTGCGAGCTTGAGGCTTATCAGTGCTCGGCTGACGTTTGGACACTCGGCTACGGCCACACATCCGGCGTTTCAGAAGGCGACACTTGCACAGCCGAAGAAGCTGAGTCGATGCTGACTGAAGACCTACAAAAGTTCGAGGGGTATGTAAATGACCTTGTTGACGTCGATCTCACACAGAATCAGTTCGACGCGCTGGTTGCATGGACATATAACCTTGGCCCCGGCGCTCTGAAAGAATCCACGTTGCTGCGTAAACTGAATGACGGTGACTACAAGGATGCCCCTTACCAAATCAAACGCTGGAATAGAGCAGGAGGTAAGGTGCTAGACGGTTTGGTGAGAAGGCGCGAGGCAGAGGCTCTGTTGTTCAAGGGCCAGCCTTGGGAAGATGTCTGAGGTCTCTCTCAAAGATTTTGAGATTCTGAGTGAGCAGGATCAAAACGAGGCGTTGGCCTTGCTGTCTCGTTATGAACAGATGGAAAAGCAAGAGACTTGTCAGTCTGACTTCATCGAGTTCGTCAAGCATATGTGGCCCGAATGTATTCTCGGCAGACACCACAAAATCATCGGTGACAAATTTAATAAGATTGCGCAGGGCAAGCTCAAAAGGCTGATAGTTTGTCTGCCTCCGCGTCACAGCAAGTCCGAGTTTGCGTCCACTTACTTCCCTGCCTGGATGATGGGTTTGCGCGGCGATCTGAAAATAATCCAGACGACGCACACCGCAGAGTTAGCAGTGCGTTTCGGTCGCAAGGTCAGAAATATCATCGACTCTGATGATTACTCTCAGGTCTTTCCCGATCTGAAACTTCAAGCTGACAACAAATCGGCAGGACGATGGACGACTAACCAGGACGGTGAATCATTTTATGCTGGTGTGGGTGGTGCTATCACGGGGCGCGGTGCTGATCTGCTGATAATCGATGACCCGCATTCAGAACAAGACGCGCTATCTCCTACCGCTATGGAGTCCGCGTATGAGTGGTACACCTCTGGCCCTCGCCAGCGTTTGCAGCCTGGCGGGATCATCATCATCGTTATGACGCGCTGGAGCACCAAAGATCTAGTGGGAAAGGTGCTGAAAAAACAAGGTGATGATCACGCCGATCAGTGGGAGGTCATCGAGTTCCCCGCGATAATGCCTGAGTCAGATACACCTTTGTGGCCCGAGTTTTGGAAGAAAGAAGAATTGTTGTCTGTGAAAGCCTCTTTGCCGGTGAGCAAATGGAATTCGCAATGGATGCAGAACCCGACTGCCGAGGCGGGCTCGATCGTGAAAAGAGAATGGTGGCGTCTGTGGGAGCGAGATTATGTCCCGGCGTATGAATACGTTATTCAGAGTTACGACACCGCATTTTCGAAAAAAGAGACCGCCGACTACAGCGCCATCACCACCTGGGCGATTTTTGATTCACCTGACGACGACCACCAAGCGTTGATTTTACTGGACGCGAAACGAGTACGGCTAGACTTCCCAGAGTTGAAAAAAGTTGCGTATGACGAGTACCGCTACTGGGAGCCGGATTGCATTTTGATCGAGGCAAAAGCCAGCGGAACGCCCCTGACGCAAGAGTTGCGCAGAATGGGGATCCCGGTTACAGCATATACACCAAGTCGAGGTCAAGATAAGATCGCCAGGATGAACTCTGTGGCTCCCATTTTCGAGAGCGGCATGGTATGGGCGCCAGACGAGGCTTTCGCGGACGAGGTAATCGAAGAGATGGCCTCGTTTCCTTTCGGCGACAATGATGACTATTGTGACTCCGCAACGATGGCGTTGATGCGTTTTCGTCAGGGCGGCTTCTTGAGCCTGAAAGATGATTACCAGGAAGAAGCAAGCTTTATGAAAAGAAATAGACAGGTGTATTACTGATGGCGATCGAAAAACGAGGCTTAGGCACAGAGGATGATCCAAACGTCGCAGCGACCGGCAGCGCCATGGAAGTCGAGCCGGAGATGACTCGCAACGACGAGATTCGCAACGCAGCTGAAATACTGATCCGCGAAGAAGAGATCCTGATCGATGACGAAATCGACGAAATTGCCCAGCAACCCGTTGTTGACTTCAATACAAACCTGGTCGATTTCATCAGTCAATCTGACCTATCTAAGCTTGCAGATGACGTTTTGTCTTCAATCAAGTCAGATAAAGAAAGCCGATCAGAGTGGGAAAAAACGTACACCGATGGTTTGAAATATCTAGGCATGAAGTTCGACGAGTCACGCAGCCAGCCGTTTGAGGGATCAACGGGTGTGATCCATCCGATTCTGGCGGAATCCGTGACACAATTTCAGGCTCAGGCTTACAAAGAATTATTGCCTGCAAAGGGGCCGGTCAAAACAGAAATCGTCGGGATGCGATCCCCAGAAGTCGAAATGCAGGCGTCTCGTGTTCAGGACTTCATGAATTTTTACATCATGAACGTCATGGAGGAGTTCGATCCCGAACTCGATATGCTGCTTTTTTATCTGCCTCTAGCAGGCAGCGCGTTCAAGAAAGTGTATTACGACACAACTGCAAGCCGCGCGAAAAGCCAGTTCATAGAACCGCAAGATCTGATTGTCCCGTATGAAAGCACTGATCTGTTCACAGCCGAGCGGGTGACTCATGTGTTGAACATGAGCAGGAACGAAATCAAAAAACAGCAGCTCATGGGCTTCTACGCTGACGTGGAGTTGAAAGGCGGGAGTATGCACTTCAGCCGAGACGAGATCGAAGAGCAGATCGATGAAATCGAGGGCATGGAGCCATCGTACAAGGAAGATCGGGATCGTATCGTTTTCGAAACGCATACGATCTTGGATCTCCCAGGATTCGAAGACCTAGATGATCAGGGTGAGCCTACAGGGCTCAAGCTGCCTTACATCATCACGATCGATGAATCATCTCAGCAGGTGCTGTCAATACGTCGGAACTATATCGAGCAAGACCCACTCAAAAACAAAATCAATTATTTCGTTCAGTACAAGTTCTTGCCGGGCCTCGGATTTTACGGACTGGGTCTCAGTCACATGATTGGAGGCATCAGCAAATCTGCAACCTCCATTCTGCGTCAGCTGATCGACGCAGGAACCTTGGCAAACTTGCCTGCGGGCTTCAAAGCCCGAGGAATGCGCATCAGAGACGAAGACGAGCCATTGCAGCCCGGTGAGTTCCGAGACATTGACACCACCGGCGCGTCGCTGAGAGAGAACCTCATACCGCTGCCGATCAAAGAGCCGAGCAATGTATTAATGTCTCTGCTCGGTTTGTTAGTGGAGTCGGGCAAGCGATTCGCGTCAATTGCGGACATGAATGTGGGCGATATGAACCAGGCCATGCCTGTAGGCACGACGGTGGCTCTGCTTGAGCGCGGAACCAAAGTGATGTCTGCTATCCATAAGCGACTGCACTATAGTCAAAAATTAGAGTTCCAATTACTCGCAAAGGTATTCGCTGAATATCTGCCACAGAGCTATCCATACGTCTCAAGGAACGGCCCGCAAGAAATCATGGCGCAGGATTTCGATGGGCGTATAGACGTCATTCCCGTTAGTGATCCGAATATCTTCAGCCAAAGCCAGCGGATCACCATGGCTCAAGAGCTGCTGCAAATGGTTCAATCCAACCCGCAGATCCATGGGCCGAACGGCGTTTATGAGGCGTACAGGAGAATGTACTCAGCTCTTGGTGTTGACGACGTTGATAGTCTCTTGCAGCCTCCACCTCCACCACAGCCCCCGATGCCGATCGATGCAGGCATCGAAAACAGTGGGTTTTTGATGGGATCGCCCGCGCAAGCTTTCGAGCCGCAAAACCACCAAGCCCATGTCGATGCGCACCGATCTCTGTTCTTGACCCAGGTGGTGAAAGAGAACCCAGCCCTGCAAGGCATGGTGATCGGTCATATGATGCAACACCTTCAGTTTATGGCAGGGCAAATGGTACAAGACCAAATACCGCCTGATCTGACACAACAGATGCAGGAGCTGTCCGCCGCCGGTCAATCTGGTCAAGTGCCCCCCGATCAGCTGCAAATGATGAACAGTCAAATCCAGATGCAGATCGAACAATTCTCTGCGCCCATACTCGCACAGCTCACCCAGGAGCTGTTGGAGTCAATCGGCCAGGGTGATGAGACCGATCCGCTGGTACAGATAAGACAGCAAGAGTTGATGCTACGAGAGAAAGCGATCGACTCGGAAAACGATCAGTTCGAGGCGAAACAGGCGCAGCGGGCGCAAGAAAAGCTTCTGGAAACTGAGATTGCGAAGCAGCGCATCGACGTGCAAAAGGCCGTTGCAGACGATAAATTGGATGTGGCGTTGCAACGACTCAATCAACAAGCAGAGCTGAAACTTTTGGATCTGCAGAACAAAAATCGGGGGTCTTAATGGCGGCAAAATTTATATCATCGAACTCGACCGTGCGCGAGCAGATCACGGCTTTGAAAGAGCAAAAACGTCTCATTAGAGAAATAGAGGCAAAAATGCTCGAGCAAGCTGAGCAGAACGCAGCACAAAAAAAATTACTCAGCGACCATAGGATCGCGACCAAGATGGCGCTGATCAATGGCACTGAGCCTCCGCCACCCTTGCAGCCGGTCGTTGAAAACGTACCGGAGATCGTCTCGGAACCGGAGCCAGCAGCTGAGCCCGAGGTTAAAAAACCGGCGCCGAAAAAAGCGCGAGTGAAAAAAACACCCCCGAAAAAAGCGCCACGCAAAAAGAAGGACGACAAATGAAAGACATGACGAAGATCGAAAAAGTTGAAACGCCAACCAAAACTATCAAGACCACTCCTACATCACCAGCCCTGGTGCGCCGAACGATGGGCGGCGCATATCGGGTCATCAAAGCTCG